ACTGGACGAACGCCGTACCCGTCGCCGGGTCGATGACGCGCACGACAGGCGAGATGGTCGTACCCGTCTGCGCCGACAGCCGAAGCACGGCAGGTTCCCCGGCGTTCAGCAAACCAAACGGGCGGAAACTGCCATCGTTGACGCCAATCTCCACCTTTGTCCCGGTGGTCAGGTTGATGAAGTTCGCCATGCCGCGCGTGGTCACGTCCACAAGTTGAAGCGCCTCGGTGGTGGTGCCGATTGCCTGCACGCCGCCAGCGGCTGCGTTCCCGGTCAGGGTGATGGATGCCTGATTGGGCGAGAACGTGTACTTCAGGTCGCCCTTCTCTACGGTCATGTTGACGGATAGCCGGATTTCGTCTGCCATTGCTGTTCCTTATGGTGATCTCATGCCTGCGAGGGCCGGGTGGATGTCGTTGAACTTGGTCATTTCAGGGTACGGCTGCACCCACGCCACGCGCGCGGCCTGACCGCGCCCGAGCGCGTTCGTGTCCCCACCTTGGTCAAGTTCCACGTAGCCGGATGCGTTTCGCACTGGCACTTGCTTCAGGTGATAGTACTTGTCCACCTCAAACGACAGCGAGACTTTCCATCGGCTCGGCTGCATCTCGGTGGCATCCGCACCAAGGAACACGACCGTAGCCAAGTCGCATCCAAGGAAGTCGTACTTGTTGCGAGTGCCGAGGAACCGCCGAAAGAACCGCAGTGCAGGAAATGCCGTTGTGGTGATGTCCACGATCAGGCGTTGCATGGGAACAATCACGGACGTTGGCGTGCCTGCCACGTCGATCTTCTGGCCGCCAATGTCCGACAGCGTGTCATTGATGCTGTACAGCGGCACGTAGTTGGCGTCGGTCTTCCTGATCACGACAGCGCGAAGCGCGTCATCGCTCGGCCACTGTCGCCACATGTCCACGAAGCGCCCTTCAGCGGACAGCCTGTACGTCGCGTAGCCATCGTCGTTGGGCTGCAACGGCGCGTAGGTGGTGCGCTGCCCTGTTCCATCCTTGTAGATGAGCGTGACGAAGTAGCCACGCTGGTTGTTCGGGTCTTTCGTGATTTGCACATCACGCAGGATCAGCGCGAAGTTGGGATCGGCAGGCAGTCCGCTGCGCAGGTTGTCGCTACCGATGTACAGCGGCTGGAACTTGGTGATGTCACCGCGAACGTCCCCTTCGCTGTCGTACGGATACGCATAGAAGTTCCGCGTGACAACCGGATTGCCTTCGTTGTACGAGTGATTTGAACTTGTCGCCAGTTCCGTGAATGGCATCGTCAGTTCCTCATCGCCGTACGGCTGTAGTGTCCGATTTCCTTCACGATGGACTCGATGCGCTCCAGCGCAACCAGTTGCTTGGTTGCCGCGTCATAGACGCGCGCTGACGCTTCTTCCGGCGTCCCAAGCGCCGTGCGAAACGTACCCATGCTCGTCTGCACTTCCGCCAATCCAAGGTGCATCCGAGATTGCATCATCTGTCCGCGCTTGTCGGTCATCTGAAGGATCTGCTGCTCGGCCTGCAGCGCCGCCAACTCGTCCATGCGACCGAGGATCAGGTTCTCGTTCGCCATCCTCCGCACGCCGCGTCCGATTTCGCGCGTGGTCCGGTTCGCGGCAACATCGCTCAAGTAGTCCTTGATGCTGTACTCGGTGCCTTCGACGTATCCGGCATTGGCTTCCACGAACTCCTTGTTCGCGCCAACATAGATGGCATTGCCAAGCGCCTCTCCTGCACGCTCTCCGACCGGAGTCAGCGCATCGGCAAGCACCAATCCAAGTTGGACGGACCAGTGCGGGATTGCCTTCAGCGATTCGCGCAGACCCTTGCCGAGCGAGTCGCCAAGATCGCCGCGACTTTCCACCTGCGACTTGATGTCATCGGTCAGCGACGTGGCAAACTGCGTGGCGATGTTGCCAATCATCGCGCCGCGACCTTGGAACATCTGACCGATGCGGCCAAGTCCCTTGCCGCTGGCAGGCGATGCCATCGCGTTCTCAAGGCTCTGTCCGATGCGGTCCCCGGTCTGCTTCGCGGCCTTCTCGGCCTGCTGCATCGCGCCGTCTATCGACTTGCCCATCTTGGCAGACGATGTGGCGATCTGCTGCTCTGCCTGCTGCAGCGTCTGCCCCAGTTGCGAGGCATTCGCCATGATGTCAACGATGACAGCCGCTGCGCCGCCGCCTGCCGTACTCATCCGTGAAGCCTCCGCATCTCTGCTTCTACTCTAGCGCGGTGGTCGGTAGCGCCGGAGTCAGGCTTGCCGAACTCGCGCTCTAGCAGCGCGGCTACCGCATTGTGCCATTCCTGAAGGTCCGGCAGCGTCATGCCCATCGGATCGCCCAGACCGGGCGCGTAGCGCGCGAGCATTGCCGCAGCGCGCCGCCAGTCATCGTCTGACGGCGGCTCTAGGCTTTTCCCTCGGCGTCCTTGTCTGCCTTCAGTTCCCACCCGCACGCGCGCATTGCAAGGACTGCGACCGCGTCAGGGTCCATGCCCACAAGTGCGGCGTGGATCGCATCGACAGGGTGTCCGGCATTCTGTGCCGCGCGCTCAAGGATCATGCTTGCGCCGTCATACGTCTTGCACATCTCAAGCAGCAAGCCATACGTGGACTTGCGCTCGGCGTACTCCTGCACTGCCTTGGCGATGTCCACCGTGGCGGCTCCCGCCCTCCGCAGCGCTGCCTCATGCTCCTGCTGCCGCGCGGCAAGCCAACGCTGTGTCAGTTCGCACCAGTCGCGCAGCGACAGGAACCGCAGTTCAATCCCATTGACGATCAGTGGTGCCTTCATATGGTGCGGCATCGTAACCAGTCATCGTCCATGCGCACGCACTGCTCCACCTGATCGCGCCGCGCAGCGCTGATCCAGTCCAACGTCTCTGGCATGATCTGAAGGCTTGAAACCACCGCCCAAATGGCCTCGTCTCGGCTGACGTGCGGCGACACGTACATCTTGAACGGCTGTCCGCTGCGCGATCCGCTCACTACCCAGTCCTGTTCGGTCGTGACGGCATCTACCGCCGCGAATCCGGGAACAGGCATCCCAACGACTGACGCATCTCTCCTTGCAATCACGTCAGGCGCTCCAGACAAGCGTGAACGGACTGTTCGTGCCTGTCGCGGTGGACGCTAGCGAAAAGTTGAATGTCACTGAAGTGTCGCCAGCCTTTGTGGACTGCAAAGACACGTCGGAGCAGACACCCGTAAACTGGATGGTGTTCGTGGATACGGTGTCGTTGCGCGCAGTGAGGGTGATCGACGCGCCAGAGTCGGCAGTGTGCGCCGCAAGGAAGTTGCCGCTGATGAACGACGCCGTGCGGGTCAGCACGCCGCCAGCGCTGCCCGTCAGGTCGTAGATGCCAAGCAGGCGATTGCGGCCCGAGTTGGTGAACGATGTCACGTCCGATGCTGCGCGGGTGATCGTGGCTGACCATGTGTTGAGGATGCCAACAATGCCAGTACCTGCCACGTTGCCCGTGTTCCCGTTGATCGCTGTCATTTACGCTGTCCTTGTGCTGTAGAGGCTGTAAGAGGGGGTCATTATGACAAACTCGTCGTTGAACGATGGTACGCCGCGCGAAATGCACTGGACCGAAAGTATGCCGTACGGCGATGACACCGACAACTCCTGCTGGTCAAGCAGGGTGAATAGCGCTTCCTCGATGTCCATGCAGACCGAAATCCCGCCCTTGGCCTCGCAGTAGATGTCGAAGGTGATAGCGCCCGACAGGATGCGCGACCCGTTGAACTGATCGGCGTTCTCAAACCCGTCAAGGCTGTAGATGCAGTTGGGGAAGGCGACGTTTTGCGGCCCGGTCAGGTGGTAATAGCGACCGTTCAGCAACTGGTGAAATGACCCGCCACTGGTGACGGACGCTAGACGGGTGTAGATGGCGTCAACGATCTGTTTCATTCGACGGTGAACCCAGCCAATCGTATGCGTCCCTTGATGATGTCGGGCGCGCGCTTGCTGACGATCTCCAGCGTTGGCTTCACGTATGGACGCGCTTCCATGCGCGTGGTGCCATCCTCAAGCCACCGCGCGTACTTCAGGCGTATGGACATTTGCCAGCCCTTGAGGCTGCCAGCGGACTTCCTGCGCGGTCTGGCGACCTGTATTGCCCTGCGCAGGCCACCCTTCTTGACGGTCGGCGGATCGCCCGGTGCCGACGCCCGGTGCAGCCCAACGTCCCCGAGGTTGCGAGCGCCCTTCTTGCTTGCGATCAGCGCGCCGATGTCCGATTCGGACAGGTTGAAGCCCTGCCGCATCGCCACCATCGAGCGGGTCCGCTTGCGCCGCGCCATCGTCGCGGTGTCCAGCGCGTCCTTCAATCGGAACTTGCGCTTGGACTTGGTTTCGCCGTGCCACCACCGCGCTACAGCGACCTTCTCGGCTGCTGTCTTGTTCAGCCCGACGTTCTCGCCGATGAAACGGTCAAGCCGTGATGCGCCGCCAGCGGTCTTGGCGTAGACGCGACCGCGCCCCGGCTGGCTGACCATCTTCTGCATCTCGGTTTGCGTTTCCATCATCGCCTCAAGCGTCCCCTCAAAGATGGCGATATCGAACATGCGCTGCAGTTTCGCGGCGCTGAATGTCGAACGCGCTGGCATGGCTACAGCGGCAGGATGCGCGTCAGGGAAAGCCGCATGTGCGCCACGCCGTCAGCCGCCGACCGCTCGTCCGGCGTGCGGACTTCCTGAATGTCCCAGTACGTGGTCCCGTTGAATAGCCTGTCTTGCGGCTGGATGTCGTTGCCGAGCAGGCAGTACCCGGTCGCCGTCAGGGTGTTGCGCTGCGCGCCTAGCACGTCGGATTCCGACCCGCCGCCCTGCTGAAGCAGCACGGTGACGGCAGTCAACTGCGCGCTGTAGGTGTTGATGATGCCGCCTGTGCTGTCGCGCGTGGTCGTTGGGCGCTGCGTGCTGCAGGTGATGCCCCACTGCCCGATCATCGTCTCCACGCTCATCAGTTGATTTCCTTCCAGCGCTCCAGAAGGCTGTCCAGTTTGGCGTTCATCTCCGCGACCGTCGCGCGGCTGTAGTTGTAGTCCCCAAGCCCCTCTGACTGCAGGTTGCCGTCCCTGCGCCTGTCGCGGTACAGCATGGACGCCACCTCGATGCACGCCTGCTCGATGTCATCCGGCACGGTGGCGTATCCGGCGGTGTATTCGATCAGGATCGACTTGGCTACGTTGGGCATGATGCCCTTCTGCAGCGGCCAGTAGGCGAACCATGAACGGTCAATGGTCAGCCGTCCGCGCTCGTAGTCGTACGTGAACTCGGACGGCGTGTCAGCCCCGTACAGCGTCATGCTTGCCAGCACGCAGTCAGCGCCTGCGCGCGGTCGCATCTGCACGGCACGAAGGTTCTTGGTTACCGTCGCGTTGTACGCGCCTGTAGCGCCGATCTGCGCGGCGACATCCGACACGGTCGGGTAGGTGGCAAACGGGATGCTGGTAGCCGTGGTCGCGCCAGCAATGTCCGTGTACGTCGCCACCACCGCCGGGGTTGGCGTTTCCTGATTCACCGCAATGCTTGCGCGCAGGTTGTTGCCCTTCGCGCCGATGACCATCACCGCGATGTTTCCGCTAAACACGGACGTGACCGTGGTCACGGGCCATTGGTGCAGCCGGATCGTGTCCACGCCTGCGCCGCTGCGCCACTCCGCGTAGGACCGTTCCTTGATGTTGCGCTCCAGATACGACTCAATGCGGCTAGTGGCGCGGTCAATGGCGCGTTCCAGCACCGCATCATCCGTGGATGCGGTGATGCCTAGCCACGACTTGAGGTTGGACAGGGAGGTGAGCGCGTAGGTGCCGACTGCCATGACGGAATGCTAGGAGCGCGCGTAGTGCGGCTTGCCCATGCTGTAGTACTCGTTGGTTGCCTGCCACCGCCGCTGCAAGTCGCGGTCAATCCAAGCCACCACCAGTTCCGCGTGTCCCACCTGCACCTTGGGCGTAATCCACGCCTTTAGTCCGGCCTTCTCCCACTGCCGCCAGAACCAAATGTCATCGTCCGTGCGACCCTCGCCCCATGTGCCGTCCGGCGCAGGCTCGCCCTTGAACCACGGAC